AAAGGACGGTGAGGATGGCGTCCGTTATGGGTTTGAGATGGTGGAGATTGACATCGACGAGCCCGGCGAGAACGGGTTAGGACTTGATGAGCCGCGCAAATCGTTGGCCGTGAATCCCTCAGACGGTGATGCGCTGGCGCGCTCCGATGAGGCAAAGAAATTAGGACTTAATCGCTCAGGCAAGGGCAAGAAACAGCAGATTGCGGTGCAGGCTTTGAGGGACGTAATTAACGCTAAAGGTACACATTGGAAGGTGTCCGTCGGCATCCGTAAGTGCGCGAAGGTGGACCAGTGGAGGGATGAATTTGCGAAAAAGATGGGCAGCGACGAGGCTGGCAGCGATGCGTTTAGAGCAGCCTGGAGGCGCGTAAGGAGCGATTCTGGACGTCCGTCTGACGTGAAAATCGAAGGAGAATGGGCGTGGATCGAGCAGTTTGAGGAAAAGACAGATGAATACTTTAGACCTGGACGAATGGTCGAATCGTGTGACGAATCGTGACGATTCGTCCACGCCCAGAAGAGCGGTCAAACGCGTGACGAATCGTAGCAAGGGTATATCTTGCTACGATTCGACCGCCCGATCTCACGATTCGTCACGCTACGTCAGTGGAGACTAACTTAATGAAGAAAAAACAAAGCAGAAAACCGGGGCAAATTCCGACGCCAGTCGAGGTGCAGTTTCCCGAGTCTGAGTTCTCAAGGTTCTTCAAGGCGCGGATGGTGGAGCTGGACCGCATCAAGCGCGAGCACGAGGACAAATGGGGTGTGAACAGAGTTATTGCTTTGGTTGACGTAGAGTTTCGTATCAAAGTGTGGAAGCAGGCCGAGCGGGTCTGGGAGGCGGCAGGGACAGAGGATTTCAACCGGCTGGCCGCGGCGTGCGATGGAATGATTCGCGCATACCGGGCGATGGACAAGTGGGCGGTTGACGAAGGCATTGCGCCCGCGGGGGGAGTCAAGGCGATTGAATGGGAGATGGACGACGGGGCCGTGATGGCCGTGGTGCAAACCGAGGCCGACGCGGCGGCGTATCAGCGCACCAGGCCGGACGTCGGCAACCGTCACATCTGGTCGATGCAGGAGCTGGTGACGATGCTGGAGGGCGGTCTGGGCAGCGACATCGCCAGACTTAAGGCGACGCTCGGGATGCCAGCGACTGTCGTCAAGGTCGAGGCCAATGGCTCGGGGTTCGACGACTTTGAGAACGATCTGGACCTGAAAAAGCCGAGCGCGACGCCTAAAATGTTCCCGACCGACATGAAGCCGCTGCAGAAGATGCGTTAGGCGCGTTTAATGGGCGTATGGGGCGCTTTATGTGGCTGGTGGTGCGTGGGGTGCATCGAATGGCGAAAACTTACTGGAGGGCGTTTTAATGGCTGGCACGCCGAAGAAGAAGTCCGACCTCGAGTTGCTGAACAAGATCGGCGAGGACACGATTGTCGCGATGTTTGAGGACGGGAAGTCCATCGCGGACATATGCATCGCACTCGGAATCGGCAAGCGCGCCCTGGACGTCTTCATCGACGAAAATGATTTGTCCCCTAAAATAACGCGTGCGCGTGCGCACGCAGCGGATTTGATGGCCGTTGAGACCGTCCAGATAGCCGACCAGCTGGACGAAGACCATCCTTCAAAGGCGGCGCTGCGCATCAAAACGCGCCAGTGGATCGCCGAGCGATGGGATCAGAAGACTTACGGCTTACAAAAGGCGCAGCAGATCAACATTAACGTCCAGGACCTGCGCATGAACGCGCTGCGGCACGTCGAGGTGGTCGAGGACTTATCCACAGATGTCACGCCCAAGTTGTCCACATAAGCCTGTGGATACGCGGCCAAGTGCCCAAGAAAGCAGCAAAACGCGGGTTTTGCACGCATCACAATTTGACATAATGACTCTTGTATTTCTTTGCAAACGTAAGCTACGCGTAAGAAAGCAATGAAATCAACAACTTAGCGCAGCGCGGCCTCGATGCCGCGTGTGTGCGGTGCAGCACAAGTTGTCCACAGCGGCGGCTCGGGCTCTTGGCCGCGGACGGCGCGAGACCCCCCCCTTCGCTCGGCGCGGCGGGGCGGTTGTTGCGGCGCTTCACACCTACCGATTCCAAAAATCATAGACTTGCGTACATAATCACGTCGCCGCACCCCCTCCCCCCCCCACCATCACGAAAAAACGTGCCCGCGAAAAAAAATTTAGAAGTTGAGCTGGCGAACAACCCATTTGTCGAGTTCGTCAAGCTCTACAAGAACAACCCGGTCCGCTTCGTGCGCGAGGTGCTCAACACCACGCCGGACGAGTGGCAGATTGAATTTCTGAATCACATCGCCCGCGGCAACAGGCGCATCAGCGTCCGCAGCGGCCACGGCGTGGGCAAGTCGACGGCCGCCGCGTGGGCGATGCTGTGGTACCTGTTCCTGCGCTTTCCGGTCAAGATCGTGGTCACCGCGCCGACGAGCAGCCAGCTGTACGACGCCCTATTTGCCGAGGTCAAGCGCTGGGTAAAGGTGCTGCCCCCGATGCTCGCCGACCAGCTCGAGGTCAAGCAGGACCGCATCGAGGTAAAGGACGCGAACACCGAGGCGTTCATATCGGCCAGAACCAGCCGCGCCGAGCAGCCCGAAGCGCTGCAGGGCGTGCATAGCGACAACGTGATGCTGGTGGCCGATGAGGCGTCCGGTATCCCTGAGCAGGTATTTGAGGCCGCAGCCGGCTCAATGTCTGGCCACAGCGCCGTGACGCTGCTGCTGGGCAACCCTGTCAGAAGTAGCGGGTTCTTTTATGACACGCATAACCGCCTGGCGGGTGACTGGGTGACGCTGCGCGTTTCCTGCGAAAACTCGCCGCGGGTGAGCCAGGCGTACATCGAGGAGATGAAATCCCGTTACGGCGAGGAGAGCAACGCCTACCGGATTCGCGTGCTGGGCGAGTTCCCGCGCAGCGACGACGACACCGTGATCCCGATGGAGCTCCTGGAGATGGCGATGGCGCGGGACGTTTCACCAAGCGCGCACGCGCCCGTGGTGTGGGGGCTGGACGTCGCCCGCTTTGGCAGTGACCGCTCTGCCTTGTGCAAGCGCCAGGGTAATGCTCTGCTGGAGCCCATCAAGACGTGGAAGAATCTTGATCTGATGCAGCTCACGGGCGCGGTCGTCGCTGAGTACGAGATCCTCGCTCCCAGCGCCCGCCCGAGGGAGATCCTGGTGGACTCTATCGGCTTGGGCGCTGGCGTTGTTGACCGGCTGCGGGAGCTGGGTTTGCCTGCCCGCGGCATCAACGTCGCGGAGTCGCCGGCGATGGGATCGACGTACCGGAATCTGAAGGCCGAGCTCTGGCACAAGGCCAAGGCGTGGCTGGAGGCTCGGGACTGCTGGCTGCCCAAGGATGAGATGCTGGTATCGGAATTGGCGACGGTGCGCTACAGTTTCACCAGCAGCGGCAAGATCCAGATTGAGGGCAAGGATGAGATCCGCAAGCGCGGGCTGCCTTCGCCTGACCGGGCTGATGCGTTTTGCTTGACGTTTGCGTCCGATGCCGTAGTGGGCACTTACGGCTCGAGCGCAAGCACGAAGTGGAATCAGCCGCTGCGGCGTAATATTCCGAGACTGGCTTAACCTAAAAGGTGAATTGCGATGAAGATGACCAAGGCTGAGAAGAAGATCGGTAAGGTGATGGGTGAGTACAAATCCGGCAAGCTGCACTCCGGCGCCGGCGGTAAAGTTGTCAAGAACCCGAAGCAGGCCATTGCTATTGCATTGTCTGAGGCGGGTAAATCCAAACCTGCAAAAAGGGGTAAGTGATGGACGAAATGCAAGGTAAGGGCATGGCCTGCCCGCCCGCCACGGGCGACGTTACGCTCAATCTGAAGAACCGCGGCCGCGCCATTGAAGCTGCGATGTACGGCCCGGAAAATCCCGCGCTGCCTAACACCGGCTTTTGGCGCGAGATGGCCAAAGAGTGGGACGTTTCGCCCGAGGACGCGAAGATGTCGCGTTGCGGCAACTGCGGCGCGTTCAATCGCAGCGAGGGAATGCTGCAGTGCATCGCTAAGGGCATGGGCGAGGACGGCGATC